AGATCAGCACGCCATCGACGTGGCCACGCAGGCGACCACCGGCCACCGAAAATCCGAATTGGTGGCCATTGGCGTCCTCGGTCTTGAGTTGGAAACCCGCCATGCGCAACCAGCGGATCACCATGTCCTCGGTGCGGTGGCCGCGTTCGAAGATGCGCAGCAGACGGCCGGAGAAACCTTTGCCGTGATCCACGGGTGCCTTGGCGTACTCGTACTGGAGTTGTCGCTCGCAGGCTGCGCCCAGACGCGACGCGCCCAGGTACTCGCGCGGCGGAGTGGCATCCCGTTCGGCTTCCAGCGCAATGTCGAACAGTTCCTGCAGTCGGCCCGAGAGACTGGCCGATGAATTGAAATCGATCATGGCGACGTCTCCCAAGGCAGGTCGTCCACCATGTCGGCAAACGGGTTCTCGGACAGCGGCGGTACCGACTCGCGGATCGGGTCATTGACCGGCGTCACACCGAGCATGCGCACCGGCGGGTATTTGCTCCGTTCATGCTGCGCGGCCATCTCGTCCACATACGCTGTGACGATGGCTTCGATCACGGACAGCGCCTCTGCTTCGGAGTAAGCCCCGAGGGGCTTGTCGAAACCGATGATGGCCGCCGCTTCACCGAAGAACTTGAGGCACATGCGCATGGCGGCGTTTTCCAGAAGCGTGGCATCAACCATGGCGGCCTCCGGTGGCAGACCCTGGTCCAGCGCACGGGTCCAGGACCCGTACAGCGTGTGAAACGCGTCCTGGCAGCGGCGTGAGCAAAACACCCAGTCGATCGGGTAACGCCGGGGGTCGCCCACCCGGTGCCGGTTTTCCGTATGGCCGAAGCCGCGTGCCTGACGTGAGCAGACCCAGCATTTCATGGCGGGCTCGCATCACTGTGCCCACGCCGGTTTGCCGGTCGCAGAGGGTTGGGCCGCACGCGCCGGGGCAGCGAATGCCGGGGTCGCTTGTGCAGGGGCGCCGGAATTGCCACCACCCGTCGGGCTCTTGGGCACGCCGCCCATCAATGCCGCGTAATCCTTGTGATCTGGTTCGATCGCGATCTTCACAACATTGCGGTCTTCACCCTTGGCGTCCTTTTCCACATCGACGCGAGCGATGAACTCGATGCCGTCCAGATCCGCGAAGCTGTTGATCCGGCGCGCGGCAGCCGCTTGCGGCGTGTTGTCCTGCGGGTGGACGTTGCGTGAGCTGTTGAGCGCGGCGCGGATGAAACTGCGTCCCATCTGACCCCAGGTCGGACCCTTTGCGGAGTGCAGGCCGACGTTCGACCACATCTTGCGTTTGGCGAATGGCCCGCCGGTGACGACGAATTCGCAGGCGAGGTACACCGCGCCGGTGTCAAAGGACTCGGTGGCATACCCGCCGGTCCAACCCTGGCTGTGGTCGTCATGGCCACCCGGTTTGATGGTCATGCGCAGCGGCACGACGCTGCCCTTGGGGATCAGGTCGAATGCGCCGTGCTGGGCTTCGGCGTCGTTGAAATCGTTCCAGTTGCTGGCTGTATTGGCGTTCATGATGGGTCCTTGATTGATGGGGTCAGCAGTACGGGTGCGACCGGGGCCGGTTGTTGGCCCAGGCACTTGGCGATGAGTTTTCCGAGGTGGGGCTCCTCGATGGCGTCCAGCCGACCGCTGCGGTCCTTGCTGGGATAGCCGAACGGGTTGTCGGCGCGGGTGACAAAACCCCGGTAGTTGGTGCCGTCGTCGGCCTTGAGGATGGCCAGCGTCACGACCTCATCAAGCACGCCGGGCAACTCGAGCGCGGTCTTGCTGCCTTCCAGTTGCAGCTGGTAGAAGCGCCGGTTGAAGTCATCCATCTTCTCTTCGAGGATGGCGACATAGATGACGTGCTTGTCGCGGACATGCTGCAGGTGCGTGAGCGCGGTGATCATTTCCTGACCCAGCTGTCCATACGCGCCTCGGCTGTCGGGCTTGCCGGTCTTCTCGCTGAACGCCTGCGGCTGGGTCTTGCACCAGGCAAAGCACAGGCGCGAGAGCACGGTCAGGCTGTCAACGAAGTAGGTGTCGTACTTGGCCAGCTGCGTCGGGTCACCAAACTTGGTGCAGACGTGCTCGAAATGCGCCTGCGAGAAAGCCTGTTCAGCGCTGGCGGTCGGCATGGGCCCGGCCAGGAATACCACCAGATCGCGGAACTCCGGCCAGGTGCGCGGACGCACCGTGTCGCCGGTCCAATCCCGCACCGACAGGTCGCCGGCCTCGAGATCCACGAACAGGGTGGTGTTGGTCGGCAGCGTCTTGAGCTGGGAGGTTTTGCCGACACCCGCCGGGCCGACCAATGCAACCTTGGCGCTGTGGCGTTCCTTGAGCCGCTCTTCGGCGGAGATGATTGGCAGTGCCATCACGCCACCTCGCGGATCAGATCGGTCACGGCCGGATTCCAGAGGATCTGGTAACCGGAGTGCCCGTTGCGCGAGAATGGCAGGGCTTCCGCCCATTGCTGGCCAGCGTCCGTCAGCTCCCACTCGTCGCGGTCGTTCTTGAACTGAAGGCCCAGGGACTGCAGCCGCGTGTTGATAGCGCGTGCGGACATGCCGACGCGTTCACCGACCTGCGTCGGGTTCAAGCTGCAGATTGGCTCATTGGCCGCCGGCAGCACCTTGCGCAGAGAGTCGACCGCCAGACCCGTGTTCTCATGGATCACCGTCAGCGTTGCCGCCATGGCGATGCCGGGTTTTACGCCGGGGACGCGAGCAATGGCCTCGCCGATGGACAGGATGGCGTTGACACGATCCTGTGTTGGCGCTGGCAATGCAGCAACCGACCCGGCTGACGCATACGACCCGGTCTTGCGGATGGATGGCAGCACTTCGTGGGTGACCCAGCGCTTGAAACGTTTGGCCTCGGGCTTGCGGCTGCCCAGCACCAGATTGAACAATCCGGACTCGTTCACCACGGTCATGTCCTGCGACCCGCCAGGGGTGTGAATTGAATTCACCCCCTTTTCGTCATCGTCAAGACGCTCCAGTGCTTTGCGATCGAGGTTCAGGGTAGACAGCACGTCAGCTGCGACAAACGCCGGTTCGCCGTTGTCACCCATGACGACGCGCACGTTGCTGGATTCAAAGTTGAATGCGACGAGCTGGTTCATTTCGTCACCCCCACGGCGATGTCACCGACGGTTTCGGCACCCTGGTAGGTGTGCTCACGAGCCAGCGTGTACAGCGCCTCGAGGGCATTGCGACGACGATGAATCGCCGAGCTTTCGCGGGACAGTGACTGGATAGCAAACGCGACCTCGTCGAGGGTGGCGTCCAGCAGAGGCTTTTCGACCGTGTTGCCGTAGCGATCCTCGTAGCTGATGCTTGTGCCGAGGTGCTCGCCGACGAAGCCGCCGAGCTTGGCCTGAAGGGTTTGATGCGGGGTTGGGGTTTTCATGCGAGGTTCTCCTGTACAAGTGCAAGGCGGTAACTGGTTTTGCCGGGTTTCACGGTGCGAGCCTTGACGAAGGTTTCCTTCAAGGTCGTGGGCCAGGCGTTGAAGCGGGACTCGGAAATCGAGTAGTCGATGTCGATGAAGTCGCCAACCTTGTCGCCGGTGGCAGCGATGCGTTGTGCGAAATCGGCCAATGCGGCTTGATCCCACGTCACGCGCTTGGGGACATCGACGGTGATCCGCAGCGGACCGTCGGTGAAATGGACGGCGCCAAAATCCTTGCCGGCCTCGATGCGGGCTGCGCGGGCCTGCTCGCCATAGGACTGCTCCAGAGCGGCATCGAATTTGGTGCGCGCCTTCTTCAGCCAATCAATGGCGGTATCGAGGTTGCGGTTGATTTCCTGCTTTTGGGCTGGGGACAGCGCCGCCAGTTGGCTTACAGACATCTCGGCGATGTCGGCGGGGAAGATGGTCATGTCGGTCATGGTCATCTCCCTCACTGGTACGCACGAGCGAAGGTCGAGTGGCGCGAGACGCGACGCTCGAAGGCCTCGATTTCGGAAATCAGGTAGGTGACACGAGCCCCGAGCTTGCAGAAGACGGGGCCGAGTTGTTCCTGGCGCCAGCGGCGCAGGGTTTTGACAGAGAGCCCCCAGCGGACGGCGAGCTCGTTTTCGTCAAGGGCGATGCGGGTGACTGTGTCCGGATTCGGACGGGTGAAATTTTTACTGCGTTGAACAGAGGGGGTTTGATTTTGCATTTGGAGCACTCCTTTCGTTGAAGTGCTCCTATTACCTCGCGTATCACCCTGCGATATTTCGCAGTAATCCCGCTGAAATTACGCAGGAATTACAACGCCTTGATTCCTAGGCGGTTTCAGGCTCCTCGACGGCCGTACCGGCGCGGTCGATAACGTCCTTGGCGGCATCCGTTTCAGCGGTCTGGTAGTCGGGCACGCCGATGTTGAGTTCCCACAGGCGGGGTTTGCTGTTGCCGTCGGCGCCGCGAATGTAGTTTGTCCACTCCGGTGCACCCCGGAATAACTCGCTCATCGCACGGATGGTCATGTTCGCCGCATTCTCCAGCTGCAGCTTCGTGCATTTCCTCTTCTGCGACGTCCAGGCTTCCACGAGGACTTCGACAACGTCGATCCATTTTTTCTGAGTGAGCGTCCACGGATCTGGCCACGGGCCGACCAGAAGGGCATTGTGCGCGCCCTCCTTGATCAGGCGCGGCGTATCGGTAGCCGCCGCCGCGTTCTGCCTGCGGCGAACTTCACCTTCGACGCGCGAGAGGTCGAGCCTGGCCCCACCGTCATCCTCGATCAGAAGCGTGCTCATGGGCACCACGATGCCCGGCCCGAGGAATCGCCGATGCGATTCGGCTGTCGTGGTCAGGACGACGGTTAAGCCCAGATTGGATTGCCGCAGCATCGTATCCATCTTGTCGGCATGCTTGGGTTCCCACAGGCGCGACACGAGGGCAACGGGGAGTCGTTGGTCGCCCATGCGGTAGTTGCCAAGAACGAATGGCTCGTGCTCGTCGGGGCTGAGGGGTTTGTCGATCAGTTGATCCTTGAGCAGCAGGTCGAGCCGCTCGCGCAGATACGATTTGTCGACCGCGTATCGGCAGAGGTCGCCTTCGGTGAGATCGAACCGCTCGCCGGTAAGCTCATCCTGCGCCCAGGTGCTGGTGCTGTTCGATTGCACCTTCAATCGGCGGAACCCGGACTGGCCGTCGTTGTCCTCCACCGGCACCGTGATGTAGTCGCCCGGGGTCTTTTTCTTCAGCAGGCCTTTGGCGACGAGATCGCCTGTGGGCAATTGCAACGCGGTCAGCAGATGACCATCGATTTCATCCGCAGCCAGATCGAGCAGCTTCATCTCGGCGCGGAACAATGCGATGTCTGCGCCAACCTTCGCCGGCTCGACGCGCTTCATCACGCCGAGCGATGTCAGGATGTCCTCGCCACACTTGCGCAGCCGAGGATCGGGAAAGGTGAGCAGATTGCAGGAGCCGCGCTGCCCGATGGTGATGTCCAGCGCACGCGTTTCCACCTCGCCATCGAACCGTACGACGAATGACAGTTCCACTTCTTGAATGGAACGGCAGGCGGTGATCGGGTTGTGCTCGCCAAAATGATCGCGGGCCACGCGCCAAATGTCATCGTTGCCGGCCAGCGCCAGTGTCATGCTGTGGCGGGTATGACCAAGGGTCACGTTCAACGACGAGATCCAGGCGTCGACGACCAGCGCGCCGGTCGCCTTGGCTGCCTTCAGATCGACCGGGTTCTTGAACATGGCCAGCTCATAGCTGATCGCGTCCACCGGTTGTTTCGAGAGCGGCTTGTCGAACCCGATCAGGGAAAACCGGTCAGCCAGTCGCTTCGCCGTGCTCTGTCGGTCGGAGAGTACATGGACTTTGTTCTCGGCAGGATCGTAGACCAGGGTCGCTTCCAGCGCCGGGATGTAGAGCAGCAGGTCGCGTCGCCGATCC